GCCACCGCGCTTGAGGAGATGCTGGATACCGCCATGCCTTCTGAGGAAGAGCCCGTGGAACCGGAAGACGACATGGCAGGTAATGAAGATGAGGAAAATAAGGGCCGCGACACTGAGGCCGGGCCGCCTGATGAGGCACCCACCGAAGCGGAACTGTTACGACAACGGATTGAGATGTATCAAAAACTTAACAAACTAACTTAATGGAGGACAATCATGTCTAAAATTCGAGAACTTCAAGAGAAGCGTACTCAGTGCGTTAACGAGGCCCTGGCCCTGGTCAGTAGCGACCAGGCAACGCCCGAAGACATCAAGCGCTCTGAGGAGTTGTATGCCGAGGCGCAGACCTACGGCAACCAGGCTGCACAGTTAGAGCTTCTGACCGATGCACAGAAGGAGCTCAAAAACATCGAGGCCGAGACTAACCGGCAGCCTGCACCCGTCGCGCCTGGTGGATTCAGGAACCTGGGCGACTTCGCCTATCACGTGCATGTCGCCGGAAGCTCAAAGCACCGCTTTCATGTTGATGCGCGCCTACACGATTGGCAAGATCGGAGTGAGCCCGCTTCAAAGCTGTACAGTGAAAGCGCGCCGTCTGGCGGCGTTGACGGCCAATGGGAGAACAAGGCGCTCGTGGAAAATGTGGGGGCCGATGGTGGTTTCCTTGTCCCGACCGAATACCGCGATCAACTGCTGGCCCTTGATCCTATCGCGCAGCCCATTGCCACCCGTGCAATGGTCATTCCCATGCGTCGGCGCGCTCTGCGCATTCCGGTGCTTGACCAGACCAACACGACCGCCGGGACTCCGGCATGGTTCGGCGGGATGACTGCATCATGGACGGAAGAAGCTAGTAATAAAAATGAAAGCACGCCGCAGTTCAAACAGATGCAGCTCGTGGCACACAAGCTCGTGTGCTACTCGATTAGTTCTGATGAACTTTTGGAAGATGCCGTAATCAGCCTGGATACTTGGCTACAGTCTGAGATGGGCTTCGCCGGGGCGATCCGCTGGTACTCTGAACTCGCCTACCTGCAAGGCACCGGCACCGGGCAACCGCTCGGCGTCATTACTGCCGTGAACCAGCCCACGCTCGTTGTGGCCCAGGCAGCCGCCAACCTCTCCGTTGGCGACCTTGCCAACATGCTCATGGCCTTCCAGGGCCGTAGCCCCGTATGGCACATCAACCGCCAGCACATGGCGAACCTGATCCAACTCAATGGCCCGGCTGCCAACCCCTCCTACGTCTTCATCCCGAACGCCCGCGAGGGCGTGCCTTCGACCTTGTTCGGCTATCCGATCATTTGGGAAGAAAAGCTACCGCTACCCGGAACGCAAGGCAGTATCTTGCTGGCAGATTGGAGCAAGTACGTGATCGGACAGCGCCAGGAAGTCACCTTCCGCAGTACCGATATTGAGCTTTTCCGCCACGATCAAACGAGCTTCCGCATGGTGTATCGCGTAGATGGTCAGCCCTGGATGAGCGCACCGCTGACGTATCAGGACGGGACGACTCAGGTTAGCCCGTTCGTCATCTTGGGTGCCGTGAGTGGCAGCTAAGGAGGAGGATAATCATGGATTACACCGCACGTTTTACTGAACAAGCAGAATTACTGGCTAATGATGTTGTGGTAGCCAGCGCCGTTGAGAACAACACCGGCTATGTCCTTTCAACTCGCTTCCACCGTCTTGTCGTCATTATCACGCCCGTCACCCTTACCGGTGACATTGACGTGGACGTGGAGCAGGCAACGGATGCCGCCGGAACCGGGGCAAAGACTTTTGATGCCGGTGGCAAGGACACCACCGTCCAAGCCGCTGACACTAACCCCACGATTATCGAGATTCGCGGCGAGGAGTTTGACGTTGACGGCGGCTTCGATGCCATCAATATCGAAACTACCCCCGCAGGACAGGGCGAGACCTACGTTGTGCAGATTTGGGGCCTTGTTCCGCGCCACATGGCGGTCAATACCACAAACCTTGACAGCGTTGTGGACTAACTCACATATTGGGCGCGCCGTCGTCATGACGGCGCGCCCACACAGGAGCTTTACATGCCCATACAGCTTGTAGCGAAGCACATCGTACATACGACCGATAAACACGGGCAGATAGTCATCAATCGCCCCGGCGATTGGTTTTCAGTAGGACGCCAACGTGCGCAGCAGTTAATCGCCTCCGGCGACGCTAGGCTTTCACCCTACGTAACACCTGAATACCGCCGTCAAGCCTTCGCCTTAGATCACTGTGGTGTGATCTTGACCAGCGATAGTGAGACATTGCGCGCCAAACTAACTAGCCAATATCCTGACCTTGAGGTAAAGGTCGGCAAGCGAGAACTTGCTTGGCCGCGCACTTTGATCATGGCGGGAAACTCTACGATCAAGCCGCAGCTAGTTTCCGTGGGCTTCCACCGTCTCAACCGTGGCTGGCAAGTGGCGGCTCCGCTCTGGCGCTATAGTATCCTGGCGCGTGATATTGGCTCCGCAAAGGACAAGGCCACGACCGATGCGCTTATTCATGACCTACGCTTCCCTGTCTATGATGTGCGCGCCGTGTTCATTCGACGCTGTGATGATACCCAAAAACTCATACGCCATTGGCAACAGGAGGGAGGTGATCCACAACACGCCTTTATGCGCGCACTCTACAAGGCGAAGCCGACCATGTGCGCTTTGCCTATTACGTGGATGCAATGAACAGAGGTATCGTGATTGTAGCCTATGGCGTCAAGGCACACCAGGCAGCTAAAGCGTGCGTGGATAGTATCCGCGCAGTTTGTGACCTACATATCACGATCATAACCGAATCACTGAACATAAAAGGCACTCATTCAATATTTTACAAAGATAATTCATTTGGAGTAAGGGATGCGAAACTTAACCAAGACCTGCTCACAGACTTTGACGAAACATTATATATGGACGCTGACACCGTGGCAAGGAAAGACATCGACGGGCCATTTGATGCTCTGCGTAATGGCTTTGACATCGCCCTTACCTATAGCCGCAATCAGAGCAACGCAGCCTTTGCCCACATCGAGAACCAAGAGCGCGCCATGACCTGTGAAGAGGTCGGGCTATTCCCACCCTTGCAATTCCAGGCAGGCGTGGTGTATTGGAAGCGCAACGAGACCACGGAGCGACTATTCTCAGAATGGCGTAAGCAGTGGTCACGGTGGAGAAAGCAGGATCAGGCAGCGCTTGTGAGGGCGATTGAGATTGTACAGCCGCATGTGTGGCTGCTAGGGTATCCGTACAATGATATGGACGGCGAAGTCATCAGGCACGACTTCGGGAAGGCGAGGTAATGAGAACACATATAATATGCCGCAACTGGCGAGATGACCGGGTGATTCCGCGCTTTGCGCGCCACCTGGTAGAGGCGCATCAGTGGACAGTGAGCGCCGACCCTGACCCCGGTGCAGACATCAATTTCTGGCTTGGCTATTTCGAGTATGGCAAGCATCGCGGATTTGACAAAACGCCGACCGTGGCCTACTTGACGCACTATGAGGAAGGCGATAACGGATCCGCCAAGCGCAACCTTTATGATGCTGCCGCCAAAGCCTCAACCTGGCGTATTGCCATGAACGCACGCCAGCTTCCGCACCTTAAGCAGTTCGGGAAAGGCATTGTGCTACCGTTGCCTTTAGAGCTGGACTTTTTCAAAATCAAGGAACATCCGCGCCGCTCGCGTCCCGTCATTGGCGTGGCCGGATACCGCTACAAGAGCGGGCGCAAGGGAGAGGGGTTGCTCGACCAGTTGCTGAAGCACAATCTACCTGTAGAATGGAAAGCCGCCGGGCGCGGCTGGCCCATCCCCACCACTATGTATAAGTGGAAAGACATGCCGGGCTTCTTCCAGAGCCTTGATATTTTCCTCAACACATCCCTGGTTGAGGGCGGCCCAATGTCCACGCTTGAGGCTATGGCCTGCGGTGTGCCGGTAGTCATTCCGGCAGAAGTCGGCATACATCCCGACCTGCCAGACATGCCCGGTATCTACAAGTATCCACGCGGCAATGTTGCGGCAATGAAACGCGCCGTTGACCGGGCCATACAGGAACGTGATAGCATCGACCGCGAGGCCCTGCGTGCTGCAACCAAGCCGCACGGCGTCAAGGCATGGACATCTGGCATTGCGCGCACCTTCGAGCACTGGATATATGATAAGCCGGCCATCACTGCGCTACCCGACCGCGATGGTAAACAGGGTATCTATATGGTGGCCTTCGGTGAACAGTCACGATATTGCGCCAAAATCTGTATCCCGATGATCCGCCAGCACATGCCGAATATTCCAGTTGCTTTGGTAAGTGATAAACGACTAGGGCCTGAGCATATTTTCGTCAAGGCTCCGGACAAGGACATTGGCGGGCGCATTGCCAAGCTCAGTATCTATGATCTCGCTCCCAAGACCTGGGAGTACATTCTATACATGGACGCTGACACGGAAGTCGTGGCAAATGTGGAGTTCTTCTTCAAGCTACTCCGTGATGGTTGGGAGTACGTGATCTGCAAAGACCCACATCTGCATGACACAATGAAGAGCTTTGAGCGGCGCAATAACAAGCCCGAATACCACCGCACCATAAACATGCTCGGTACAACTGAGGCCCTACAGATCAACGGCGGCGTGTGGGCCTTTCGTAGGTGCGCGCGCACAAAGTCATTTTTCAAGCGTTGGCTTGACGAGTGGAGCATTAACAAGGGCCGCGACCAGGGCGCATGGATGCGCGCCATGTATACGGAGCCATTGCGCATCTTTTGGCTTGGCAATGAATGGAACACGCTCATCACGGCGAAGGGTGAGGAGTACCCGCCGGGGCGCAAAGGCACCGCCGGTATACTCCACTTCCCGATGCGTGGACGGCGCTGGCGTGGGCAGATAAGCGCACCGGACGGGCTATGTGATCCACGCGCATGGGATAAGGTAATACCGATGTCACGCACGCATTTTGAAGATGGACGCGTCAATTTGAAGGGGTAAGCTATGGATGATGCAAGAATTTTAGTTTTAGGATGTGGAAAGAAGCCGCGTGACGGCGCAGTGAATCATGACCTATTCAAGCACGCGCCGCATGTGGATGTGGCGCATGATCTAAATGTACTGCCGTGGCCCTGGGAAGACGAAGAGTTTGATACCGTCATCGCATCATCAGTACTTGAGCACCTACACATTGACCGACTGGCAATTATGGCCGAGGTGTGGCGCATCACCAAGCCGGGCGGCCTCGCGTGGATCAAGCTGCCCTACTGGAACGCCGAAATATCACATGCCGATATGACACATCGCTGGTTTGCGTCCTTGCAGCTAATGGATCAGCTTGACCCGGATACCAAGCGCGGACAGCAGTACGACTTCTATACGCCCTTCAAATGGAAGATCATCGAAAAACGCTACTCAAGCGAGGCGCGTACCAGCATTATTTTCAAGCTCATCAAGCGCCCACCGGAGGAGGAAGACCATGCCGAAAGTTGACAATGACGATACCAAGTACCTTGCACAACCATTCGTGATTTGCGCGCAACGGCGCGCCGGCGGAACCTACCTGTCACACTGTCTCAGCAATCACCCGCAGGTGTATTGTGACCGCGCCGAGACTGTGCACCATGCCAGCGTGTGGCGACGCTATGCCCGCAAGTTACCTGTTCCACAGCTTATCGACATGCTTTGCCACCAGGAGGGCTATCATGCCAGCGGGATCAAACTCGTGTATACCCAGTTCTTTGAACAACACGCTTGGGCGCGAATCAGGGAGATGCAGCCGCCGGCACGCATCATCCACCTTACCCGTGACAACAAACTACGCCAGGCCACGAGTATTGTCTTCAATCAGATCGTGCGCAAGGGCAAGGCCCCCTACTACCCGGTGCATACCACTAAACACAAGCTCACAATCACGCCCACAGAAGTTAATCCGAAGGCCGTTGTCAAAATGATGCAGTGGCTTGATAATCGCCAGGATCGTTATGCCAAAGCCCTCGCATTATCCGGGCTTGAGGTGTTACACATGACCTATGGCGAAATGGTTGGCGGCGAAGGCCCTACAGTTGCGCGCATGAAGAGGTCGGCATCCGAGAAGACATGCGACTTCTTGGGCGTGCGCCGGTTGGTACTCAAGTGCGACCTAAAGCGCGTGCATAGTCACCCGTTGAGTGCGTGGTTGTCTAACTACAAAGAATTTAGTAAGGTAATTTCAAATACTAAGTATGCCCGTTTTCTAAATGATGAGCGGACATGGGAGGGAAAACATGCCAGACATTAGGAACAATACCAGTATTGAGAATGTAAATGCCAACGCCGCGACACGCTACGAATTGCTAAGCGGCAACACCTATGCGATTGTGCGCGGACTCGGCGGTGATGGACTAACGGCCCTACAAAACATCCTCGCGGCCCTCGGCGGCGGCGCGACTACTCCGCAACACGTTGACACTTCCGTCTATGTGCCCAACGGCTTACAGCAGGTTGTCACCGTCACCAATGCCATCACTATCATGGCCGCTCTGCCCGCGAACACAACGCATGTGCAGTTGCAGGTGCAGACGGCTGATTGCCGCGTAACGATTGACGGCACGAACCCGACGGCGGGCGGTAACTTCGTGCTGCTTGAAGATGGTGACGAAACATTATGGACAGTAGACATGGCAACCGCAGCCCGCTTCATCCGTGAGACCGCCACCAATAGTATTATTATCGTGTGGCCGCTACGCGCCTCACTATAGGAGGTATCATGCAGAATAAAATGAGCTTGATAGGCAACCCGCCCAACAAATCAGTTAGGCGCTTTATCGGGCGCACACTGCCCGACCTGACCGGCTTTCCGCGCGACCGCACAGACTCAACTATCAGCGTGGCCGGCAATGTCTTCACCATCGCGCCGGTAGGCGCATCCTTTACCTACTGGTATCAGGGCCGCGAGGTGACGAAGGCTGCAGCCGAAACGGTGACCATCTCAGACGTTGAGGGTCTGCATTACATCTATTACGATGAAGATGCCGTACTACAAGAGACTGCCGTATTTGATATTGACTTCATTTACATACAAGCACTCGTATCCATTGTGTACTGGGATGCTGACAATAACGCCGCCCTACTAGTAGCCGATGAACGTCACGGGCGCGTAATGAGTGCCGAGACTCATGCACACCTGCACCTGGTACTGGGTACGCAATGGGTAACGGGCCTGGCCCTGGACGGCTTTACAATCGGTGACGGCAGCCTGGAAACTCATGCGCAGTTCGGCTACACCGCCGGGCAGATCCGCGACGAGGACATTGAATCGGACAACGTAGCCGACACCGCCCCGGCGCAGATTTCGGTATTCTACAAATCCGGCGCGACCGGCGTATGGCGGCGGCGCACAGCTAACAACTTCCCCATGATCTATTCCGGGGACGGATCGGGCTATGTGGGGGCAAATGGTCGTGTACCATTCAATGAGTTCAGCGGTGGCAATTGGGTGCTGACTGAGGTGAGTACGAATAACGACTTCATTCTCATGCATTACTTTGCTACCACCGACCCGGATCAGCCAGTCATTGCAGTACAGGGTGAGGTCGAGTATACCAATATCAACGCAGCCCGTGAAGGGGCAGCGACGGAAATTAACGCAATTGTAACCGCGGGTTTACCTGGAGCAGAGTTTACGCCTATCGGGAGTGTGATCTACCAGACGAATGGCGGGTACGCAAATACGCCCAATTGTCGTGTACGCACTACCGACGAGGGCGACAACTACGTGGACTTTCGCGGCTTCAAATTCTCAAGCACCGGGAGCCCCGGAAGCCATGCGCAGCTTGGCGACCTGGCCTTTTCCCCATCCGGGCATGTAGGCTTCCAGCCCATTGTCTTCGAGGATGCGGGCGACCCGGATGCCAATGACGACATAGCTAATAGCGGCGGAAATGGTGTATTCCTGACCGGCTATTTCTGGCTGAACACGACCAGCGGTGAGTACTTCATCTGCACTGATGACACTGCTACCGCCGCAGTATGGCAACTCTTAGGCCCCACAACAGCAGATGGACAGACCAATGTGTCAACGCCGCTACAATCCGGCGCGAATGGTGATCTACGACTAGCGCGTCTTGGTATAGGCGTTGCGCCGATTGCCGCAGATAATACCATTGCCCTGCCTGATGCTGGATACATAGGGAATGGCGCGGCAACTGCGCGCATGGGCTTTAATAGCAGCGGTGCGACAGATTTTTCATATATCATGAGTTCAAATGTGGGAATAAACACAAATACGCCCGAAGCACTGCTTGAGGTAAAAGCCGGCATTTTCAGAGTTACGGGAACAAATGACGCCAGTTTCGTATATCCGACAGCGGATGTCGGATTCGAGATACGCTTTGGAACCGATGCTGACCCAGTGAATAACTCTAATACAGGCGGTCCGGGCGCTTCAATTTTCCAATCATTTGACCGTGACGGCACTGTATGGGAAAATTTGTGGTTCCGCTCCTATGATACCGTGTTTACTGCGAATACAGAAAATTTCGTTATTTTCTACAATGACAATACAGCAAGATTTATCTTTGATTCGAGCAATGTAGATTACGGCCTGGGTGCGCGTGGTACACTGGGCGGCATTTACATAATGAATAATATATCAGCAAAGCGCACACAACTCGAGCTATACACATCCGATGGGGACGGTACAGACGATGTAGGATTTCAGGCATGGGGTGTTGGTGATCCGGACGACCTAACCAACAGCGAACGCGGCGCGTTCGGATGGGACGAAGGCGACAGCGAATACCAATTATATACCGCAGCAACGGGAACGGGTACACTGCGCCCGATAGTGATTTTTACAAGTGGAAACGCAGATCAAGTGCATCTTGACACTAGCGGACAGGTTGGTTTTAGCGTTGCTGCGCCAGCATCACGAATAGATATAGGTGCAGGCGCCATGACATTCGCTGAAATGACCGCTCCTGGCGCACCGGCGGCTAATGGCGCCATACTATACGCTGTTGATAATGGAGCAGGTAAGACGCAATTGGCCGTGCGTTTTAACACGGGCGCGGTACAAATACTCGCCACGGAACCATAGGAGGCAACATGAAAGTATACCAGGCAAGCAACGGATCATGGATATATTTCGATGGGATTCAAAAATTTACTAACCTAACACAAAAGGAGGCTTATGCGATGTTGAATAAAGCGGCTTTGGCAGGAGATGTACAGACACTCGTAACGCGACTTGGTTCACTGGATGATACTTTGGATGTAGTCAATGCGAAGGAATATGGACAAGGGCAGGCTGACGCCTTTACTGATGGTGATGTGAGTGCGCTCGGTTTTACTGCCGATGATATGTTCAATGCGCTCAATCTTATTTCACAGATTCAAACGCTTCTCACCAACGGCACACCGGCAGAAGGCGACTACATGCCCACGATTAACCGGGTAAGGAGCGCAGTATAATGGACGAGCAGGAAGTTGTCACCAAAACTCCACAGCAGGTAATTGAAGAAACGCGCGCCATGATCCTGGCGCACTGCAAGCTAGAAATTGATCAGGTGCTCGAAAAGCACGGGTGTATACTAACGGCGATACCTCAGATAATAGATGGGCGTATAGTTGCCCACGCGGTGATTAAATTAAATGGCCGTTGAGTTCGAGCTACACAGTGACTCAATAAACGGTGGGCCATTAACCTATGATCTATGGGATGGTGACTATGAGATCATAGAAAAAATGTGGACGCCCGCTAACCCGTGGCCGGAAGGTGACTTCCGCCATGTTGAGTTCGGCGCGCAAGTCTCCTTCTCACACTATACACCGCACTCGGAATCATTCTCTATCGTTACTAAAGATACCGAGGCCAATGTTCACGGCATCCAGACGGCGCTTGAGGCATTTTTCAATAAGGCGCTGCGCTCCAATGTAGACCCGTCACGCCCGGATTACACATGGCTCAAGGTCAAGACGGATGATGAAAGCGAAAAGCGTAGCCTGATCTACCGCGCCATGTGTGCCTTCCCGCCGCGCAACGGCGCGAACTTCTTCCTTGATGGCGCACCGAGTGCCGTGCTAGTCGCGGCCATGTCCCTCGACCGCCACCCATTTTGGGAAAGCTACTACGAGGATGTACCCGACGATCTACCGACCGTCAGCGGCGGCGCCGGGGCTGATGCTATCGGCACATCATTCACATACACGAATGTACCCGGAACCGCCCGCGCACGCCTGGCCTATTCGATATTCGGGACGAACTCAACCACAGCACTCACTAGGGCCTGGATAGGTATACGCGAGGAGTACGCCGGTACGGCATCCTTCAATGCGCGTCACGAGTGCGAAAATGCTGCTCTGGCTAGTGGGGCCTTGTATTCCGGCGCCATCGTGCAGGCCGATGCAACGGCGAGCAGTGGGAACAAGGTCGAGGTTCCATTCAATGTCCTCGCAACTTTCGGCATCCGCTTTGACACTCGCTTCGGTGACATTGGGCTTGTCTACTCACAGCACATGATAGGCCGTTATTCAGTATTGATGCGCGCCAAAGTTACTGCCGGGGCAACCGTGCGAGCGCAGTTACGCTATGGCTCCTCTGTTGCCGCCGGCTCAACCAGGCTACAGCCATCCCAGGATGTCTACATATCGGATAGCGCATGGCATTTGTATGAGCTTGGCGAGATTCAGATACCCGAGTACGGCACCTTCCCGGAAATAGGCGCTTATGGAATTGAAAGTAGCTACTTCCGTATGCAGATGTGGGCCGAGCACATCACGGGAACCGCCGCAACTGACAAATTCGATTGTGATACCTTCATCTTCATACCCTCAGATCACATGATCCGCATCGACAATACCGCCATAGAGCAAGGCGCGTATGTGGATGACCTGCTGGCTATCTACACGCGCCCTGATGATACCCTACTCGCCGTTACCCTTGAGGGCGCCAGCGTACCGGCGCAATACGGCGACTTCTCGCCACGCACCTGGTATCTGCCTGAGGGTGACGGTGTTGTGGTGATGGCTGCCCAGCGCGCCGCCGGGAGCGTACTAGGTGACACGATCACGGGTACAATGAGTTATGTGCCACGGTGGATGAGCTATCGGGATACCTAATAGATTATCATGGTAAATTTTAGTCAGCCCAACTATAGCTTGAGTGCATTTTCTTCTGTGCTACAGAATAATGCCTTTGTACGCGACCTAATGCCACTGGCGCGCAACTATCGGCGCTCGATCCGCTTACAAGGCGGCTTTTGGGAAGGCTCATTCGATATGATGTTGCCGGAGTCCGAGGCTCAGGAAGTGTACTACAACTGGCTTGGCTATCACATCGAGGAGCGCGCCGGGGCTGCCATCAGTTATGAGGCGATGGCATACGCCCTTGAGCTTGAAGTTGCCGGGGTACGCAGGCGGCGTGGGTTTGAGACATTCGCAAACCATGTCAAGGCAAACTACACGGATACTAGCAGCAACCCACAGACTACAGCAGCCGCCACAGATGCCGAAAGTATCAAACGCTATGGTCAGTATGAGGAGATACTATCGCCCGGCGAGGGCGAGTATGCCGCAGCGGTAGCCAATAGCCGCCGCGACCGCTATCTTGAGCTATACGCCAATGCGCCGAGCGTGCCGATCAGTATCAATCTTGACGGGGCCGACGACAAGGCGCAAGGTCAGATCATGGGCGCCCGTAATGCTATTGTAGCCGTACAACTCTGCGGCTACATCTTCACCGCCCAATGGAAGCATGTCACTACCAACGATGATGCTACCGGCAACGTGTCAGCCTGGATTGATAGCATTGTGACTACCGATTGTGAGTTCCTTAGCTCAACGCAAATCACTACCAACGCCTTGCAGGTCAAGCGTACCCTGGGTGAGGCCGCGCGGGCTTGGGATGTGCTACAGGACATGACCGCATTGGGTGACGGTACAAGCGTCTACACTCTCAAGGTGATACCGGGGCGCGGTGTAGTCTATGCACCGCTTGATACTACGCCGCAATACTACATCCTACCCGGCGGCATCTTCCAACGCATTGGCGCAAACCAGACCGTTAACCCGTGGTTGCTACAGCCCGGCATCTATCGTGACATGCGGTATCCGGTCGGTGGGGTGCCGTTGGACGGCGCGACCATCTATGAGGACATCCGGGACATTCTGGTTGAGGAGGTAGAAGTAAGTCAGGAGGGCAATGTCACCTTGAAGACGGCGGCCTTTGAGGAGTCCGAGCTTTTAGCGGGGTGGGCAAGTGGGTGAGGCATGAAAAAAACCCACATCCTGGGTGGCAGCCCATACGGAGTAGGTTTTTTTCAGAATATAAGCAAAAGCCCAATGGGCCCAGCGATAATGAAATTATACCATAGAGTATCGGAAAGCACAACATGACAACACAATACATAATCGGAACGGGACTACTAGGAGTATATGCCACTGATTCGCTAACTGCCCCGCAAGCGTGGGCAGCGGCTAATGGCGGCCTGGGTAGCACCAACATTATCGAAATCGCGCCGGAAGACGACAACCTGCGCCAGTATTGTCTTGACGGTGCGGCACTTGCTACTCGCGTAATCTCTACACGCACCACCGGCGCGTGGTCTCCTATCCTAACAACTGCTCAGGCCCGCGTGCTTACCGGTGAGGCTGATCCCAACAGCACCATCATTGACATCGGCGTGGATCAGGTCAATGGCGATGTGTACGCACTTTTCACAGTTGAATCATTAGCCTCCACGGTTCCGCTCTATGCCCTGCGTAGCGGAGATCAAGGCGGGACGTGGGCGGCTTATGTGGTGGAGGCTACCGGGCGCCATTCGGTGATCGGAAATATCGTTGCCAATAATGGCAATGTAGCATGTTCGTCAGGCTGGCGCATCCCTGGGCGCTCGACAGTATTCGTGAGTACTGACAGTGCGGCGACGTGGACGCCGACAGCCAGCTTTAGCGCAACTCGTTACGCCGCGTGGGTCTTCATCAATAGTTATGCACCGACCTTCTTCTATTGCCGTGGCGGGATAGCCGGGGATGATTTGTACCGGGTAAACTTTGACGCCAGCACACTGTTATTGCAGGCAGGCGTTAGGCCGCTTCGCCCTGATTCGATGGTTTTTGAGGATGCCTTGACACAGAAGGTATACGACTTCTCGACAGAACTGCTTCATGAAACGGCTAATGCGTGGGGAGCCTACACAACACAGGCAGTCGCGGATCAAGATAGTATCTATCTTGATGGATCAACGCTACTCTTTGCGTCCGATACGCCAAGCCCGGATATTTTATCGCGTTACCTGGGAGCCGGTGCAGTGATCGGGGTGTCCGGGCCCAATCCTGATGTTGTGCCTTACGTTGACAGCATCCCGGAGACCTGTGGCGGCGTGGCGATTCGCGGCGGCTTCGTCAAGGGCGAATCAGTTGGCGTATTTGTGCGCAATGTTTTCGCGCCGCAGTTGGGGCGTAGTGTGTCAGTGAATACGCCCGGAGTTATTGTTTAGGAGGGACACCATGCCAGTACCACCCAAGAAGAACGTAGCATACACATTCGATACCGCCCTGACTTCACAGGCGAACCGCCCGCAGTTCCAGAACACGCCGACCTTAGCCGCAGGTGACGTGCAGGTAAGCAAGGATGGCGGCGCCCTTGCCAATATCGCCGCGCTACCCACCTCTACCGGGCGCGTGGTACATGTGGCCCTTACAGCCGCCGAAATGAACGCGGATCGCGTGGCCGTACTTTTCCGTGATGTGGCTGGCGCCGAGTGGGATGATCAACTGTGGAGCCTGCAAACTGTAGAGCAGGACATTGACGACCTGCTGGCAGCGGCGGATCTGTGCGACGTGTGGGATTGCGCCGGCGGCTGCACTATTTCAGAGGCCCTAGACGGTGACGATATCCAGATAGTACGTGGCGCAACTACGACGATTAGCTTCACCGGACGCACCATCACTGCCGGGTACACCAAAATCCAATTCGCCATCAAGGATGACGTGGAGGAAGATACGGACGCGCAGGCGATCCTATTCGCGGATACTACCACCGGCCTGCTCTACCTCAATGGCGCAGCGGCGGCCAATCCCGGCGATGTTACCTTTGCCGTCAATGTAGGCGCAGGAACCGTAACGATAGAGATTGCCGCCCGTGCCACCGCTGAGCTTGCCATCCAGGGTGGCATGGCTTATGAGTTGCAGGAGATTGCTGCCGGTGATGTGAACCAGCTATCGCGTGGAACCGTGCAGGTGATAGCGGATGCGGCCAGGGCTACCAGCTAATAAATTAGCAATGTAAAATCATTGCCCAAGTCAATTCTTAGGCGTATACAGCAACATTACTCGCACATTCCGCCAATATCACATGCAGAAACGCTAGGCGGTTCCATGAAATCGGGGTCGAAATCAAATTGATTAGGATTAAATGCGCGAGTCTTTGACCATAGCACAATGTCTATTATTGTAGCCACGCGCATTTTTTCGCCCTCTTTCGTGGTAATGTTTTTTGAGCGATGCGCTATCGGTACAGTGTTACGGTGGAAAAACGAGGAGTACTCCACGGATGACACGGCGCTGACATCGCACTCCATCCGCTCTATCTCGTCTATTCGCTGCGGGCGATACTTCGCCATTGCGCGCACCTCCCTCTTTACAGAGTTGACGCATGGGAAACACCCAACCCGCCGCGCTCCCATGTCATACAGCGGATTGCGCGGGATGCCGTGCGCCGCTTGCCTAGCTATCAAATCGCGCTTATGTTGTTCTGAGAGCAGCGGGTCATCTTGTATGATCTGCGCCACACGCTCCAAGCTCAGATACTCGCTGGCAATCGCCCACACATCGTCGATGTCCCAATCAATGACAGGGCGGTATACGTCCGTCATCCACCCGTCGTCAAACTCAAAGCTGGCGCGCTCGCCGCGTGTATTACTGGCGCGACCCTCTTCCCAGCGAACGCCGGAAAGCACAAGGACATGCTTCATGGGGCCGGTTGTGGTGATGTCGAAATCACCCACCTGCACAGTATGAACACTTGACCCCTCGTGCATTAGCCCGGCCACATACTCACGCGACGGAATAACCTTTAGCCATTGCGTACAGAATCGCGCACGCCGCGACGGGAATCGCTTTTTCCATACTGCCAGGCTGCTGAAATCACACGGCACTCGCTCGCCAACACGCCCACACATCGGCTGCAGACGCTCAATAGGCGCGATTTCGTCGCGCAACATATCAATGTAGGCGTAGGTCAACAAATCCTCATTACCTGTATCTGCTGTGGTAAGGCGTAGCTTAGACATTGGTAGCCCAGACATGTATTTGTACCACAGCAGGAGAGCGGTTGAGTCCTTGCCACCGCTAACGCCGAGGGCATAATAGTCGTAGTCTTGTATGTTCATCGTTCTCCTTTTGAAAAATGGCCGCATGACTTCTTGCCATGCGGCCTATGTAATTGAAACAGTATCGCCTTTGTAGAATTGTTGCGGCAGCTTTTTCCACTGTGCGCGGTCGGCGTGGAGGATTCTCCTTTTACAAAACTATCTGCACATCCTCTACCTGCCCATTGTTTATCTACGCCTTATGCAATCACCTCCTTACAATGCAAATGCACGGCTCGCGTTCCCCTTTCCATGATCATGATGTCACGAACATGTATATAACCGCGCAATCTGCTTGACATCTTCGCCAGCATATCGCGGGTATGCTCAACCTTTGGCAATAGCACCTCATCCCGCCACTTCTCAAACTCGACGGCATCACTCGTGATCTTGAGGCCGCCTTCCACTTCAATGATGCAATGGCCCTGCATCCGCAGGGCATCAATAGCCGCCTCAATGTCCTCATTGAATAGCACAAGCCCGCACTCGTTTTCTGCATGAAATCCAATCAGCCCGCTTGAAATTGGGCCGCGCTGCTTGATCATTGCGAGCACGGCTTTTAGTACCTTCTCATTTCCTTCATAGTTGCTCACGTCTTCCTCCTTATAGTTTCTGCCACTATTGCGACACACCCAAGCGGATCTCGCTTGAGCATCTGCGGCGTGAAGTGCAAGACCGTCCACCCCAACATCGCCGCTGCGTTCATCTTCTCCATGTCGCCTTCAAGGTTGTGGCGGCCAACCACCACGCACCGACGCTTGTGTGGCAGGTACTTCGCAATGCGCTTCCCGCCATCAATCTCGACCGCAACCTTGACGGATGGCATGGCCCAGTCGAAGCGCCAGCGCCGGCCAAGCTCCTGGCGGGCAAACTGCAACTCACCGCCACTCTCTGTATGGCGTACTTCAAGGCGCTTGAGCGACTTGGGCGCGAACTGTTGCCAGATACGCGCCCAGTCTTTAGCCCGATCACGCGCCATGCTTGCCTTTCTCCGGGAAGATCAACTCAATCAGGTTTTCGTCTTCCAGGATTGCGGCAATGCCTTCACGGATCTCCACGCCATCACCGCCGAGGTCGGCGTCAATGTCTAGGACGCCTGACATGATCCGGCGCAACTCTTCCACCTCACGCCACGTGGCGCGATAATCCTGGTATAATTTGTGCGCCTTGCGATCTGCGACATCAATGTACTCCACGACCTTTAATTTCAACACCTGCTCAGTTGCCTCTCTCATCGTGCCCTCACCTCCCGGCGCACACTCACCACGCGCCGCTGTGTCTTCTCCCAGTCGTCGGTGTGACCTTCCTCGCGCACTTCTCCGAACCCATCAAGCGGAGCCAGGTGTGCCTCACATGCCGGGCCTTCTACTCCCTCAACATGCGTCTTTACCTCGCCGTCTGCTTCAATAATGATAATGATCTTTTCCATGACTTACCTCCGCACCCTTACGCGCGCCTGGCGTTCAACTTGCGTGCGTGCTACTCGTACCCGGCGCGTCGGCTCAACCTCAAATTCAATACGATCCCCGACACGTCGCTCATTAACAATTCTGTATCCCTTCTCCTCATACCTGCGCCGAACATCCCGACGGCTATACTCCTGCATGGCCTTGCACAAGATGAGGTGCTGGCGAGTTGTCTTGTCCTCAATCTGCCCACGGTCGAAGTCGCTGACGATAGCAACATAGCCGTCTTCGGTGTGCTTCCACCCGATGTCATTGGCTCCCCGGCTCACGTGGCGCCGTCGGATCACCAGGTCAGCGTGCTCCTGGCGCTGTTTTCCCAGATAGCCGTATAAGGGCATGTTGTCGCCCTCCTCATACAGGATACCCAGGTCATCAAGGACGGCCTTAAAGAGTTCGACATCCTTGATGACGCTTGTATAATTTTTATATTTGCTCATGACTTTCCTCCTGTACCTTCACTTACTTAACTTATTATATCACATAATTTAGCAATTACAAGGGCCAATTTCCTGGTTTAGACAGTCAATTTCGGAAATTGGCCAAAAATGACCGCAAGGCTACAGTTCCAAAGCCAGCCCGCGTGATGTCTTAGCCTTACGCCCAGTCTCTTGCTTGCTGCTGGCAGGTTTGGCTTTGTTTGACCAGGCGCGCATGGTCTTGATCCCATCGGCCATCGTGACGCTCAAGGGAACCGTGTCACCCGCTGCTTGCAGCAGGTCGGCGGTGTTGACCTCGCGGTCTTCCTTGAAGGCTGCCCACAGGGCCGCTTGCACGACCTTCTCAAGCTCCGCCCCGGTGAAGTCGTTTGTCGCCTTGACTACCGCGCTAAGGTCGAAGTCGTCCGGCTTTCGATTTACCTTCATAATATGAATAGATAGTATCTCCTCGCGCTCTGCTTCGCCGGGAAGGTCAACAAAGAAGACCTCCGAGAAGCGGCGTACCAACTCCGGGCGTAGACTGGTGATGTCATTGGCAGTGGCAAAAATGAAGACACCGTTTCCCTGCTCCTCCATCCACGTGAGGATGGTGCCAAGTACCCGCTTGCTGGTGCCACCATCCGACTCACCGCCGCCTGATCCCAGGGCCTTCTCGATCTCGTCAATCCAGAGGATGCACGGGGCCACCGCTGACGCGATCTTGAGAGCGTTACGTGCCTGCTCCTCACTCTCCCCGACCAGGCTACCGAACAGCGCCCCCACGTCAAGGCGCAGCAAGGGCTGGTTCCACATCGCGCTGACCATCTTCGCGGTGAGGCTCTTTCCACAACCGGGGACACCTACAACCAGTGTGCCCCGCGCCGGTTCAATCCCGAACTCCCGCGCCTGCGGACTATTGGAAAGCCCGGCGCTGTCAAGCCACTGTTTGAGCATGTCCAGGCCGCCAACGTCTGCTTGTGATACATCTGCCGGGTAGTACTCAAGGGCGCCCGACTCGCGGATGATCCCGGCCTTCTGCTCCAAGCAGAACTTGATCGCCCGACTATCCAACTCACCATGTTCAATCACCGCTGAGGCCAGCACTGCATCGGCCTCTTGTTTGCTCAGACCTTGAAGGGCTTGCACCAAGCTGGTCTTGTCGCCATTCAATGCGCTTTCGCATTGCACCCTGAACAAGAAGTCGTCAATGTGGGCGTCAAGCTCGGCCGCATCTGGTAGCGTCAAGTCAATCATGGCCACGTCCTTCTTTAGGTCTCCCGGAAGATTGAAAGATGGTGACACCATGATCACGGTCTGGCGTCGCACGGTCAATACCTCGGCAAGGTCGCGGATGCCGCGGGCGACTAACGGATTTCCCAAGAACGGGTGCAGGTCCTTGACGACAAAGATACAGTTGGGCGCCGGTTCATCTTCCGCGTCGCCATACTCATCAATTATAAGCATGGGTAACAACTCGGCTTCGTCCTCCGCCCGTACTGCCGGAGGATTCTTCGGTGCATCCATATCATACAACTCCCCGGCTTTCGTACCCATGCGCCGTAGCCCCTGTGTAACTGACCACACAAAAAGCTCCTTGCGGGCGCCCGTGCGCTCCGCATCAGCATCAATGATACCGATGATGCTATCCAGAACGCGCTGGGTTTCATAAGACTGCACCGCGATCACGGGCTGGCGTGCCCGGATCATCCGGTACAGCTTGGCTTGCGTCTGCTTGCTATTCATTGCTTTCTCCTTAAATATTGTCATGATGTTGCTCAACCATCTGGTGAAAATCTATAAAGCCAATCAGTGACTTCCCCTGTCTTTCTATTGCCTGAGCAATGTGTAACATTTCACTTCATCTACTGTCCACAGTTCAATCGGCGCAACTTCACACATTGCGCTGATCAATTCTGTGCTCGTTTCATAACGTGTGTTGCCGTCTGAATCCTCAAGAACATACTCGCGTGCATCCTTGCCGGTGATGCTTCCATAGTCTCGGAAGGCATGGTGCTTTCCGTGGTACATCCTGCCCCTGCACTCGATCAATTCGGTTGCTTTCATGATCTTTCTCCTTATAGTTCCAACATCGCCGCCCTGGTCGCGGCTTTACTCTTACGTTCCACTTCCTTCGCCTGATCCCGTACCATCGTCTTGAGTTGCGCCAGGCTTTCCGCCACACCATCGGCTGCAATGGCCTTAGTTTCGCCCTCTGCGCCGGCCACACCCTCGGCCTTCGCTTTCACTTCCTCGATCAGTCGCGCCAGGTCATCATTGCCCGACAAGGCTGATCCGCCCATATACCGCCACAGGTCGATAAAACCTTTGGCAGTATCAAGACTGCGACCGCGAAAGCTCCCGTTCTTCTTGTATCCCTTGAGCAGGGAGTTGCACCCCGCCTCAAGTTGCGCGAATAGCGCGCTCAGGGCCTCCTCGATGGGCGATGCCGCTTCTGTCACGGCTTCCCGCGCACGGTCAAGCTCGGCCTGCATGATTGCTTCCTGGCGGGCTTTCTTGGTGAATGTGATGTCATTGGCCTGGGCGATCTTTGCACGCGCCTGGGCCTGGGCTGCTTCCGCCTCCAAGTACTCTGCTTCCTCTTTGGCTGCTTCAGCGGTGGTGAACAGGATAGAGGTGTGATAGCTCGCCGTGATCCCGGCCTTGATCCGATCCTTCGTGGGCATTGCGGCCAGGGCGCTACTTACCACGTAGGCGATGTACTTCTCACCGTCTTCCGGCTCAAACATCTCATCGCCCACCGAAAGCGCGAACCCTTCAGGATAACGCGCCTGTAGTGCGCGCCAGTTCTCCTCCGCTAGGCCCTTCCAGAACTCCCTATTCACCACGATGATGTCATCATAGCGAAAGAGGATGTCTTCAATGATTGCCTCACGCTTGACCTGCAACTCCTCCCACCGCGCCTTGAAATCGTCATAGGCATCAAACAGCAACAGCCGCCAGGAATTGGAGGCCGTCAGTTTGTCGATGCTATCAAGTCGCAGGGCATACTTGTCAACACAGTGGCGACACTGCGTTGACCAGGAATTGAGGGCACGGTCGGCAAGCTGATCAATGGCCTCACGTCCGGCCTTGATCTTCTCGCCCACTGTTTTCTTGCTCATCCCCAAGTGAGCCAAGTTCAGACCCCGGCTCATCATCGTGGCCCCGTGTACACTCACGGTGATCAGCAGGCCTTTGCTCAACAGACCCCGGATGTCAAGTTCCACGCTTGACACGGGGATGCCTAATTGCTCCTGTACGTCTTGTACTTTAGTCATCGCTTTCTCCTTTGACAACTCTATACCTACGCTCTTCATTCTGGCGCATAAT